TGTGAAAGGTGCATAACATTTGCGGAATACTGTTCCACAAAGGCAGTAGTAATTTGAGTGGACATAGCCGTCCCTCCATTAAAAGTTACACCAAGAGTTAAACCCACTTTTCTAGGGTATCGGTTTCCCGGCCTATCTTAATTGGGACGCAATGCCAAGGCAGCTTACGCTGGTATCTTGGGCTTATGTTTTAAATCAGGTTCACGCATCCCTGTTTTTTTCAAAGTAGAAATGCTTCTTTGATCTAAAACAAAATCTGCCAATATTCTAACCTTCTCTGCTAAGATGTCAACATTGTTCCATTCCCTAGCAGAGCAATGGTGAGCTACCGCCTCGAGTATTCGCAATCTAATTTCTATCTTATCCAACTGAATAGCCTCCTACTGGCTCATTGCCGTGTAGCTCTTCCATTAATACTTGCATCTTACGAACCAAGGCTGGCCTTTCAAGATTGTTAGAGTCATAGAAGCTAGGGTCATTTTGTATTGCAGCTATTTCTTCTTTAATTTGTTGAGGAGTCATTATGCTGCTACCCTCTCCTTCAAGCTGCTGGTCGCCCATAATTTTTTCTCCGGCTAGAGCAAAAGCTTTTATAAGATTAGGATTGTTGCCTAGACCTGTAGCGTTTAGCTCTTCAACTAAAGGTTCGCCGCCAAATTGCCTTACGGCCCTTAAAGCTTGCTCCATTTTTTGATCGTAAGCTTTCCCCCATTCTTTCCGCATAGAAGCTTCTGATTCAGCCAGCGAAGTTTCTGCATTAGAAACAGCTTGCTCAAATTGCTCTGCATTATTAGCAGTGTACCATTCGTAAAGTTGTTCAGCTTGTTTTCCAGAAAGTCCTGCTTCGTGTGCAACAGATCGAAACTTATTAACCATTTCTGCATCTACTTCAAACCCGCTGTCTGCTGCTGCTGCTGGAAACTCATATCCTGCTGGGTCTTCTGGACGGCCCATCTCGTTATAAAATGCGCTCCACTCATCATCACTGTTTGGTTTTATTAGTTTATCTTTACCAAGCATAGAAGAAGCATTTAGGTAACCTTTTGCTAACGACTCGACGGAGGTATATTTTTCTAACGTAGCATTGCTACGCAACTCTTCCGGCAAAGAACTGCGCCAATCTGCTTCTGCTGTTTCGGTTGTTGTTGCTGGAGTAGCTTCAGGCAACCCCTCTACAGGCACTTCAGTTACAACTTCTTCGGTTACGTTAGTATTCATTTGCTTCTACTCCTTGAGGTAGGTTTAAAAAGTCTACAGGTTTGTAATGAAGTATAGAAAGTATGCGAAGTGCAGTGTTTCTCATGCCTTCATTAAATACAGTTGCGTGTGGGTCAGGGTCAAAGGTTGTATCCAAGACAAACGAATTGGCAACGATGTCTCTTAAAACCCGCTGTCCCTCATTTGTCCCAAAAACAATCTCGTACTCTGTACGACGTTGTTCCAGTTTTGATTTGTTCATTATCCCATTTTGCCAACGGTTTCGAGGACATCAGCGCCTTGTTGCGCTGTCGCAAGCCCTTGCTGCAACTGTTGCATCTCTGCTTGTTGCTGTTTAATCTGCTCCATTTCTTCAGCGGATTTTATCAGACTATTTGGAACACCAAATATATCTGTTGCCAACCACCGAATCGTATCCTCGCCGTTAAAGACTTGGGCAGATTCAGGCTGCATTTGTATGATAGCCGAACCTATTTCAAAAACTCTTAATAGACTATTCGCTTCTGTTTGTTTCTGCGCTCTTGCTAATGGAGATACATACTCAATATCGTATTCCGCATCTGCTAATGCTTCAGGTGCAGGAGGCAGCTTGCCCCGACGCAACATAATGCTAAACACTCTTTCTACCATTGGGCCAAGCAACTCTGATTGAAGCCTTCCTAGAACTGGCCCCATTAGCCTTAACTTTTCTTCTTGGCGCTGCAACACTTCTGTAGCCGTCATCTGTGGGCCTTGTTGCAATTGCAATTGGTCTATGTAGAAGCCTGATCGTATGCGGCGGCGCACGTCGTTAAGCAGAGACTCTCCTATAGGAATATTGCCACCTGTTTGCAAAGGTGTAATTGGATCGCTACCAGCCCTACGGAAGTTAAGACCACCCGGTACTGTCTTAACAGGGTTAAGCGCTCCGTCGTCTGGGACTTGCAATGGGGGATCAACTATCTTCTGCGCTGCTTTCAAGACTGTTTTATACATCTCTTGTAGCATTTTTATATCTGGCAAGTTGCTAATACCCGGCCCTCTTCCGTAAGTTTCTCCGCTTACTTTAGCCCAACGAGGTGCAACGTATGGCATTTCCTCAAAGCCACCTTCTTCAAGAATATGTTTTTCCTGACGCAAAATATAAATAGAAGCAATTGGCATATCTTTACGGGCCAATGATCCGTGGATAAAATCTGACCTTGGCTGCACTGCATGGATAATTACAAACTTTTTATCCATGTCGTCCTTTTCAAAAGCAGCCCTAACGTCTTTAGATGTGCTTTCAATGCCCCATTTTTGCACAATTTGACGAGCAGTATACTCAAACTTCCTGTAAACTGTGTCTATAAACCCTTGAGCATCCTCTGCTAGATAACATTCTTTTAAATGTTTAGTAGAAAAATTAAGATCGCCAGTAACAGGGTCTTCCCCTATAAACATAGTTCCCGTACCAAACGCCGTCATGTCTAGGTACAGTTCATGTATGTGAGAAGAAAATTTAGCTCTAGGAGAGTTAAGAGCGATATACATCCTTCGCTCAACTTCTTCTAGCCACATCTTAATATTAGGGTCTTCCATTAACATATTGTCAGACAAGCGTAGCTTAAACCACTTTGATGCTGGGTTTGTAAGCATCCCATGCAGCCCTGCGCCTAGTAATTCGTTAGCGTTTACTGCTGTAGAGTCTACAATCTTTACATTCTTACGCTCACCTCGCGTAACTTCTTTGGTAAAATCAGAACGGTGTGGGAAAACTACTTCTGCAACTTCCTGCCAATGGTCATCCCAGTTGCGCCTATCGCCTTCAAGTTTTTCTAGTCTGGCTATATATTGTTCTGGTTTCATATTTTTCTGTCCATAGAAGCAAGTTTACGTTTTTTCGTTTTGCCAGCTTTGCGGTTTGCAATGGCAATAGCTTGTGTGCGACGCATATTTGCTTTCTTAATCAAAGTAGTTACATTCGCACGAATAATCTTTTGCGTACTGCCATTGATTAAACTAATACCCACCTAACAACGTAGCTTTAGTTGTGGATGCTTCTTCCGTCACGCCCTGACCAGAAGTTAGAATTGTCGATTGCCTACCAGCAGACGCTAACCTTCGTTTGCGTTCATTGTCCCTAGCTGCCCTAATATCTGCGTCACTCCTTGTTGGAGCTACGGGCGCTGGCATAGGCGCAGGAGGGGGTGGGGGAGCCGGGGGCCTCATTGGACTAAGTATACCGCCCATTATAATTCCTTTCTTAATATGTTTGCAGTCTCACAATACCCTAAAGTTTTATAAAAGCCAATAGTTCTATCAGTTTTAATAGCAGAAGACACTCCAACTCGCGTTTCCCTAGCACCCATGCTATTTGCCCAGAACTCAAAGCCCGTTATTAGACGTTTTCCTATCAAAGCTCCTCTTGCAGTTTTCTCAACAAATAAAAACAATTCACTTGCTGTTAGGTCAAATGAGAAAAATTGTTCGTATACGCCACCAGCCAGCATACCTTTGATGCCTTTCTTGTCATAGACTAAACAAATGCTGTCTGGCTCTGTTAAACATCTCCACCCTAGTTCCTGTAGTTTAGCCTTTTCAAACTTATACAATTTATATTCTGGTGTTTCATTGTAAAATCTTTCGCCCATTTTTATAAGATGCGGCAAGTCATCTTCTGTCATCCCACGGATCACCACGGAACCCAATCACTGCTACTTGCTAGATTGTTGTCGTGTCCCATAGGATCAAAAATATTATAATCTTGCTGGGCAAGTCTGGGAACAGTAGCCGGGTCAATAGGATCATGCAAGGATACAGCTAAGTATCTAAAGGCGTCGCAAGGGTGCGATGTCCAATCATGCAATGGCCTGTTACGATAAGTCTGGGTTCTGTCATCGTAGTCGGTACGGTATTGGCGCAAGGCTTCTACCCCACGGTTGCAGTTCTTCGCATCAAACCAGCATCTAGTTAGTATAGTTCTTACGGCGTTTATTCCGTCCTCTAAAGATATTTTAGGCACAACTCTTATCTGCGTTAGTCCTAAAGACCTCAATACATCCAGCCTTGACTTGCCTGAAGACATCTCTTTGACGCGAACATCATGCGGGAGATAGTGATCCCCATAGGTATAATCTCGCTCTCTCAGAACTTGGACGTAATGATTAAGCCCAACACCAGAACTTTCATAATAATCAATTAATCTAATCTCTTTACCAACTCTCTGACAGAACCATATAGCAGTCATGTCATCTATTCCTAAGTCCCAAGCTGTTATTACAGGAATAGAACTTTCATACGGGACAGAAGTAACTTGGTCTTTCTTGGTTATACTCTCCATTATCTTGCCATAGTAAGCGCCACGGATTGCAGCTTCCCAAGAACACTCATACTCTTGTGCGTATTCTTCTTCAGACATATCCCCGGCTGCAAAGTCTAGCTCACCTTTATCAACATACTGTGTGTCAGAAGCCTTATACAAATACCCTGCCCACTGCCCTGACTCATCCTTAACAGCCCTTTCGTAAATTTCAAAAAAATTATTTTTACCTTTTGGAGTACCTATAAAACTAGCAGTACCTCTTCTATCTGACAGGGCGGGGCGTATAATCTCTGACCACATTTTAGGTGACATCTGAGCGTATTCGTCTAGCACAACGTCGTCTAGGTAAATGCCACGGGCGGCATCTGGATTATCTGATCCGTACAGGTTAAGACGACAGTTATCAAGAAAGTCTATGTGCAGGTTGCCTTCATTGGGTTTATACCCCGGCATTGCTGATAAAAACTCTTTTGCGTAGTCCCAAGCAACTGTTCGTGCCTGTTTAAGCAAAGGAGCTATGTAAGCAACGCGAGGGCTTTTCATCTCATTGCCGTAACAGTAAATAGCCCTACTGATAGCTTGGTTAATAGCCCAGACAGTTTTTCCAAATCGCCTGTGACAAACAAGCACTTTAAATCTAGTAGAGTCCATGTGCAGGTCTTGTTGCAAAGGACGGGGTGCGTATGGTATTGTTAGCTGTGCTATATCTTTCATAACGAGCTAAAGAACATCAACAAGACCTTTCTCCCTCCTGAATTGCGTTTAACACAGTGTTTGTTATTAGGGTGACTATCATACAATAACAAATCACAGTAATGGTAAGTAGGCTCTTCGTCACCAAAAAAATAAAAACCCCCGCCGTCAAACTTACTAGGATGGCTTAACAAAACGCTGGCACTGTAATCGCACCAAGTCATATGCCCCGTATTACCCTGATCTATATGCCAAGGATGACCTAGCCTGTTCTCCTCCACTCGTACATATGAAGGCTTCCAGAGACGAACATCAACAAAACCCCTGATAATATCCAATACGCCACCCAACCTAGCATCTGTAAAATCAAGATAGCCGACAGTATTAGATAAATTACTTGCCTCTTCAGGAGTGATAACACCCTTAATATACTCCCGCACTAGTTAAAAGACGCCTTCCTCTTAGGATTATCAGGGTCTAAATGCTGTATTACCTCCGCATTAGCAGCCTTCACGTCCTTAATGCTCTCATTAGGAGACATAAACCTAACCATCAATTTACTCAATTGTGGCCCTGCCTCTATACCTACCAACTGCTGACTCTGCGGCTTACCATGCCCATAAGCCAATACTAGCTCCAAAGCCTTAGTTAATACTGTACCCGTACTCTCCGGGTCATCAATGATACGCTTTAAACGATCAACAGCCTTCGGACTTAAATCATCCCGCATTACCTTCTTTAACTCATAAGGAACCTTGTTCTTAGTTCCCTTCTTCTTGGTCGGAGGACTACCCATAATAACCCCTTTGCTGGTGAATTTAAAAAAATATATAGCAAACCCCCCAAAAAGTACATTTTAAAAAAGTATCTTGTGTGGGAGGGAAGGGGAATTGCACAAAAACTATCTTGGGGGTGGCCCCCTCCAAAATAACTGCACACACGGCTTATGTTTTCCTACACTCTATATGCCACACCTAGCATAATGATTCCCTTCCTTATCTGCCAGCATGGCATCGCTAGAGTTTGCCCACACGACATTACAAAGCCGAATGTTTTTCCTACACGATACGTCCCTCCCACATATTCCCCTATACTATCCCCTTATATATCTCTCTCTATCATCTATATAGAACCAGCATAATCAGGCCTTCTTTTCCTTTATTCCCCGCTCTAATAAATAGCATATATAGAATAAAACTTGACAACAATTACAAAGGGTTATATTTAAGGGTTATCTTTTAATTAAATGGAGTCAAAACAATGTCGAAAATAGATATTAAACAACAGGTAACAGACAAGATTATCGCACACCTCGAAAGCAACCACGGCTCATGGGAAAAACCCTTTTTCTCTGTTGGTGCAGATAGCAATATAAAATCTAATAAGCCTTATCGTGGTATCAATACTTTGTTGCTTGCAATGGCTGGTTATAATTCCTCTTACTGGGGAACTTATAAACAATGGCAGGAAATAGGCGGTAACGTCATAAAAGGCCAGAAAGCTACTCATATTGTTTTTTTTAAGCATATTGTAAAAGAAGACGCTAGTGGGGGAGTACCCGACAACTTCTTTATGATGCGCGGATACAGCGTTTTTAACCTTGAACAAGTTGAAGGCATAGAAGAAGGCAGGTTTAAAGAGTCAGAGGCTAAGGTTTCTTTCTCTGATTTCCCCGCCGCCGAATCTCTTATGCTTGATAGCGGAATTAAGATCAAACACTCAAACAGTGACAGGGCCTTTTATACATCTACAGAAGACTTCGTACACTTGCCCAATAAAGAGAACTTCAAGGCTACCAAAACTAGCACGGCCCTTGAATGTTACTATTCCACTGCCTTTCATGAGTTAGGACACGCCACAGGACACGCCACCCGCTTAAATCGTAAGTTGGGGAATAGGTTTGGTTCAAAGCCTTATGCGGGGGAAGAACTAATCGCGGAACTGACTAGCGCCATGTTATGCACCATTACAGGTGTAAGCCAGTCTGTTAGGTTAGATCATGTAAAGTATCTACAAAGCTGGCTGGAAGTTCTCAAAGAAGATAAGAACGCTATTTTTACCGCCGCCGCCGCCGCACAAAAGGCCGCCGATTTTCTAACCATAGCAGAGGAACAAGAGGAAGCACTCACAGCCTAGAACGCTACCATAGAGCAACCCTAGAACGGGGTTGTTCGCTGGTATCGCTTTGGATACTAAACAAAGGAGTCAAAACAATGCCGACAGTCATACCAATTAAAGTTATATCAATTGAACAAACTGCCATTAAAAGATTTATGGAAACATGGCCTTGTTCTGGTCTTGGTAATATCCATCACATTACGTCATGCTTTGATGATAAGGGGAATTTGGTAGACCTTGAATCTTTTGCTGATGAATATGAAAAAGTTGAAATACAT